GCCGCCGTTGAGCTGATAGATTTCCGACGTGATATTCCCGGCGCCATCGCCCACTCGCTTGATGAACTCGCCTTGGATGAGGACGAACGATGCCGGATCGTTGAGGTACTGCGCATTCAGGGCGTTGAAGAACTTGTCGTCGGCCGAACCCCGAATTATCCGGAGCGTGGCATTGACGACAAGCCCTGTCGCGTTGAAGGCATAGATGGTATTCCCATTCTTTCCCGTCTTCGCGTCGACGAGATCATTCGGAAATTCCAGATTTACGACATCGGTCGTCGCGAGGTCCGATAGAATCCGGCTATTGATGATCGTGGTATCTTTCCCGGTCAGTGCAACGCTACCCAATTTCTCCCCCTCGAGCTTGCGCTCAGGTCGATGAATCCAAAAATTGACCGGGATTCGTTCCCGGCGAGACGTCTATCACATAGATTTTTCCCACACGTAGCGTGGCGGTCCCGTCGACATTCACAAACGCAATCGTAGCGGCGATAAATGAATTTCCGGTTTTTCCGGCGAGCATTTCGTGTCCGTCGTTGCGTAGGTAGTAGGTAACGGAATCGCCAACCTTCATCGCTTAATTCTCAACGTAGACCGTCACGTCCGAGCTATGAATCGCTCCCGCGTCCTTGGCTGCGATATAAATTCGTGGCGCAACGCGCGCGGTACGCTCGGCTTCGCTCTGTCCGGAGATAGGATCGCTGTAGATGTAGTACCCCGACTGTGCGATGTTCCGGATGGTGTCCTCGGGCGTGCCGAAGCTCACCGAGCTCGTCCATGTTCCTGGAGCGAATACGCCATTCGTGACGAAGGCCTTGCAGACCTGGCGAAGGGCCCCTTTAAGGCCGTTCATGCCCTCCTCGGTCTGCGGGATCTTCGTATCCGTCTGCGCGAGGTAATTGAATCCGGCGACTCGAAGCTTGAGCTTGAAGGCGAGCTGCGTATAAATCTGATCGAAGAAGAGATTCGCTCCGGAGGTGAAGACCTTCGCTACGCCGAAATCGCCGTAGAAATCGACGCCGGCGTTCTGGCACTGCGTGAGAAGCGTCTGCGTCAGACCTTCGTCGGTATCCAGGTTCGCGAGGTCCTTGAGGTGCATCGTATGCGCGGTGTTCGAGCCAGAAAAATCGATCGAGAATCCCCGGCTCGCATAGGCCGCGGCGAAATAGAGAGCATCCGCCGGGCTCTCGGAATGGAAGAGACACCGCGTGTGCGTGTCCCCATTTTCCATGATTGTGGTGAATACTCCGGAAATATCCGTCACCGCGGAGGATCCCACGACGAGGATCTTATCCATGGTCTGCATGAGCGCCGCGAGCTCGGTCAGACTGGCAGTGGTCTCGGTATCATTGAGGATGATACCGAAATAGTTGACGGACCCTTGCGTGCGCAAGATGCAGTCCTTCACACGCTCGACGCCTGCGTCGGCCCCGGCCGCGACAGCTCCACTGATATTAAGGAGGGCTGCGATATCGGTTCCAGTGGCAGCCGTGCCGACCGTTATCTCCGCCGTGGCGCCCGTGGCGATTGTGGTGAGAGTGATTGTAGCGGCGGTAACCTGGCCGGAAAGGGTAAAGGCGAAGCCCGCAGACGTGATCGCTGCGGAGTTGAGGGAGGCCTGCGCGGCCGCGAGGCTCGAGGAGTTTATTGCCCCGATCTCAGCATCCGGCGCCTTCAGTCCGGTGGCCCCGGCATGAAGATAATAATTCGTGCCGGTCAAGGCCGTAAGATCGACAGGGGCCGTCCCTACTATTGTTGCTGGAGCCGCGGGGGCCGTGGCGAGACGCGGGATGACGACGAGGTAGCCGCCGCCCGACAGAATATTCGGGGACTGCGCGAAGACATATTCCGCCAGCTCATAGGTCGACGAGCTCGAGCCGAAATCGCTCGCCACGCCGTTCGAGTTGAGATAGATACCATACGTCCCGTAATTCGTCGGGATCGGTACGTCCGAGGTGATCAGGGCGAGCGCCGACGTATTCACGTCCGCGAGCCCGGTGAGCGCGGCCAAGAGGACCACGCGGATGATATTCGCCAAATCCAGTTTCGCCATGTCCTATGCCTCCACGTCTTCGGTGATATCCCGGAAATTCTCGATGTCCGGGACGGTCGGAGTGACAGATTGCAGATTGGAAACGACAACGGGTATTCGATAGCGGCGTTGTGGGCCGGAACCCTCCACCTGGGAGATATCGAGGGGATCGCCGCCGCGGAAGAACGCAACGCCGGCGCTCTCGGCCGCTTGTGTCGCGGCGACAGAGGCTAGCGCGAGTAGGACCTGAGGATAGGCACTCATCGCGCCCGGGCCGCGGGAGACAACCTCGATCGTGTAGTATTCATGCGATGCCTGGGAGATCGTTTCGGTGAGAGTAGCCGGATCGAATTTCGATCCTATGCCGATGATCTTCGGCCCCTCGTATTCGATCAGGACGTAGACGTCCTGGTCCTTCGGTGCGTCGAAGCTCTCATCCTTGAGGACGACCCGGGAGGGATCGAGACCCATGAAGTCGGCGATGACGTCGCCGAGGAGTTGGCCGATCGCGAGAGGCGTCATGTTGAGGCCTCCACGGGATCCGCGCCGGTGTAGTCCTGGGTAGCCTCGTAACGGCGGAACCCCGCCTCATCCCACGGCTGCCGAGACTCGACGCGGTATGCGAGACCGTCGATCCACACCTGCGAATCGATGGAGAGCTCGGGCGACGCGCCCTTGATGAGAATCGAGAACCACTTCCAGGACCGCTGCTCCTCCGGCTTGCGGCGGACTTTCTCCGGCTGTAGCGGTTGAACACAGATATCCAGCGTCACGATGTTCGCCGTCTGTACCACGCGATGATTGACGACGGTCTTTGTGACAATGCGGACCTCGCGCTGTCGGGTCCAGCCGCGGAGTGCGCCGGCGACATAGGGGACAGCCATCAGACTACCCTACTTCCGACGGAATTCCGAAGGAGGCCTTTGTCGATATTCGGGCGATCGCTGCCCTTATGCTTGATCGTAGATGGGGCATCGTCGGCCCACTGACCGAAGCCGCGCGTATCGAAGGCCTCGGCAATCACGCTCTCACCGGCTATGCCGATGTCCTTGAAAATGCCCTTGATGTCCCCGGCCTCGATATACCCCTGCAGTTTACCCCGGACGTATTTCTCGATTTTCTCTTGCCGTTCGGTCAGTGGCATCCGGATGAAGGAACGGGCAGGTTGATTCCTAGAAATAACGCCGAATTCATCCGCTGCCCCATATTCCGCAACCTGTGTACCGTCCGGAGCCTTGGCCGTCTTGAATACACCAATTTCGACATAGCGAGATGTCTTCAGCTCCGCGATGAGCTTCTCGAGCTTGGAGAAATCGCCCGAGACGATCGAGTCGCCCTCGTGGATCTGAAAGGACATTCAAAAAACTCCTGCTGAATGGAGAATCCATCCAATATCAACGATGATGGCGAGGAGAGCTCCGCACATCCAGAAAGAACGCTCACGGCGAATGCGCCTAAGCATCTTTGCCATATCCTCGGTCCAATAGACGTCCGCGGCGGCCTTGATCCGCTTCCGGAAAATCTTCGCGGTCTTGTTGCTCATACCTGCGTTCCTCCGTGCGCGATGAGAACCACACCGTCGAGATAGGGCTTGGAGAGGATGAGAAACTTCTGTCCGTAGTAGGTCGTGGCGTAGAAGGCGAACTCCCCGGCGTTCATCCAGTCGGGAATCGCGAGGGACTCGGAGAGGCCGTCAGCGCTGCGGCTCTCCTGGAGGAACCGAGTCTGTCCGCCCGAGTCGGCCGCATCGAGGTCGGTCGCCAAGAAGTGAGCGGTCAGGTAGAGGAAGGCGTGCTCGCTCACCTCCGGCCTATCGGGTGGGTACAGGTCGAAATTGAAAACCGCCTCGGCCGCGCCGATCGCCTGGTCAATGTCCTTATCGCGGACCGAGGGGACGTCGGTACCGTAGGCGAACTGTCCACGGTCGAAGAAGTCTTTGAAATCGGCGGCGGCTAGTGGCGACATACTTCAATCTCCCGTGGTAGAAGCCTCGGGCTGCACAGCCTTGGGGGGCCTGCCCGGACCTCTCGTGGTTTTCCCCTCGAGCGCCTTCTCGCGCGCATCCAGCGCTTTCTCGCGCTCGTCGAGTCGCTTCTCTCTGTCCCGGATGGACTGTTCCCGCCGGCGTAGATCCTCGGAAGAGATTCCCGCGGTCTTGGTAGATGTCAGGTCTTTTGGGTAGCTCGCGAGAAGACGCAATCCCGCGACTTCCTCCATCTCGATTGCGTCTTCGGGATGGAGGTCAATCGTCTCGCCCGCGGAGTTCTTCAGGGCGGAGAATGTGCGCTTACCGCGATTCCAAAGCGTTATTGAACTCATGACCGTTCCTCGATTCCGTAGGTGATAGGCGGCATAGAAATACCGTTGGATGTTGGAATTGAAATATTGGCTTGCTGTGCGGCTATACCCATGAGGTAGAAGAGGTAATCCCGCTGGAGGCCGTATTCTCCGCCGGCCTCCATGTCGACGCCGCATATCGCGATATCGACATAGCCAAGGAGGAGGGCATACCCGAGCATCCAAGATATGGAGCTCGCGAAGATCGGGCCGAATTGCACGATGAGCGTCCCGACGGGAAGTCGTTCGCACGACTCGAAGCCGGGACTAACGTGCGACACGACAAGCTTATCCAGTACACGGCTCGTCCACGGCTCCCATACATCCGGCCGGTGGAGCTGGAATATCTTGTCGACGTGCGCATTGGGAAGCAGGGCATAGGCAGAGGACACGATCCATTTTTCTCTGGTCGTGTCCTCTGCCGCGATCTGAAAATCGCGGCCTTTACCGATGATGGCTAAAGGCCGCATGGGTTAGGCCGCGTTATCGATGTACAGGACTTCGCGGATGCGGTTGACGAGCACGCCCGAGTACTGACCGTAGGCAAGCTGCTCCCAGTCGAAGCCGTTTAAGGTCCGCGCCTCGAGCATCGTGAAGTCAACGGGAATCGACAGGCTCAGGGTCTCTGGATCGCAGCGGTAGAGGACGTAGCGATGCTTGTTGAGACCGGAGAGCGAGTTATTGAGGGCCTTCTGCGCGTAGGTCAAGGGTAGAATCTTGAAACCGGGATTCCCAGTCATTTTCGCGAACATGTTCTGCAGGTAGTCCAGCATGGCGATGTTCGGGTAATTCTGGGAGACCGGCACGCCGAGGCCGAGGTAGTCGTCCGTCGGGATGATAAAGCGATCGGGCAGAGCTGTGTAATTCGCGTTAGCCTGGTAGACTGCGAGTACTGACGCTACGAACGTTGCGAACTGCGCCGTGGTCATGGACGAGATATTCTCGCCGATGAGCGCCGTATTGATCGTCACGGCCGCGTTGTTAAGGAGGCCCGTCATGACGGAGTCGTTTGGACGACCAAGGAAGGCGAGTTCCTGGATACCGAGGTCCCAGTTCTTCTTGAGGGACCGGAGTTTGGCCTCGACAGGATCCCAGTTGCCCGCTACGGCCGCCTGCTCGATCTCGGAAATCATCCAGCTAGTCTTCTTGCGCCACGTGCGCACGGGCATACGGTTCGGCTCGAAGGCCGCATCGACACGCGAGATTCTCGAGCCGCCCATCTCGACGTCGCCCTCGAAGAACGAGCCGCCGTCGTAGAACTCGGCATTCTGCACGATCTCGCTCGACCATGCAGCCTCGCCGACATCGACGGGAAGGTAGTCCGCGATATCGATCTCGTAGAATTTCTGCGACACGATGCGCTTGCGAATGTATGACAAGGTGTCGATGAGGAACTTGTAGCCCGCGCTCGACAGGTCTACGTCGCCAGCCGCATTGAGGAGCGGCATGCCTAATATCGTTCGCTTGGCCATATTAAGTCGAAGCTCCCGCGGTAATACCGTCAGCCGTAATCCATACGCGCACGAGGCCGCCCTGCGCGACCTTGTCGAGCGTGATGCCGAGGAGAGCCTCCGAACCTTGCGCGATGACGCATCCGGGGTTGGCACGATCGCAGGCAACCGCGACGCCGCGATTGAGGGCGACGGAGGCCTGCAGCCAAATCACCGAGCCCTTGACGGCTATCTCGGTGACATAGCCGGGGCCAATGCTCGCAACCTTGGTATTGCGGAGCTTGACGCCGACCACCGAATGCGCGCGGATCGAATCGCGGAAGCCCACGATAGGCGGCCCGACTTGGTCGGAAGCGCCAAGGTCCGTGAGCATGACGCCCTGTCCGGGAACGAGCGTAAGGGCTGCGGAGGCGGTCGGATCGAGGAGAACCGACATCGTCGACTCGCCCGAGAAAAAGCTGAGGTCCGGATCGCCTATCGCGTGCTGCGGGGCGAACTGGTTTACGTTGTACTGAGGCA